TGCTGGATTATTGGTCGTCAACAAGATAAGGACGGCACTGAAATTCAAGGCTATCATTTCATCATTAACATTGAAAAATCACGCTTTGTAAAAGAAAAAAGCAAAATTCCCATCAGCGTAAGTTGGAAAGGTGGTATTGAAAAATGGAGTGGACTGCTTGACATTGCACTTGAAGGTGGTTATGTTGTTAAACCAAAAAATGGTTGGTATGTTGCGATTAATCCTGAAACCAAAGTTGAACTTTCCAAGGCTGTACGCGAAGCGGGAACAATGACCAAGGAATTTTGGGAAGTTGTATTTAAAGGTACAAATTTTGCGCCATACATCAAAACCAAATATACAATTGGATTGCGTGACATGATTGATTCATCCAATGATGATTTTGATTTTGATCAAACTATTAAACAAGAAATTGAAAAACTTGATTGATATGAAAGAACTTGTTGATTATGTAATGGTCGAAAAAGCATCAAGTGAATTTTATTCCATTAAATTGTTGACCGGAAATTGGGCTGGTGTAATATATACATACGGCACCGTTTCAATAAAAGAGGATAAAGAAAACGATGTGGCAACTTTGTCATTTCAATTTAAAATTGAAGAATGCCCGGAAGGTATTGACGGTGATGCTTTAATGGAAGACGATTCATTTAAAAATTACATCGGTGATATTTTATCCTCCATATTGGAACAAAACGACTATAGTATTGGTAAAAAATTGACGTAACACATGGAAAATAATTTAGAAGACATTATAATTAAAAACCTTATTCAAAATGAAATTTTTTGTAGAAAAGCACTACCGCATTTAAAATCGGAATATTTTGAAGGCCATTATAAATCTGTATATGGCCTTATTTTAAACTTCATAAGCAAATATAATAAGCTTCCTAATTCAAGTGTTCTTGATATTGAATTTCAAAATAGTGAATATGTAAATCGTAACGACCGCAATGAAGTTGCAAAATGTATTGCAACAATTGATATTCCATGTGAAGTTGAACTACAGTGGTTAGTTGATAGCACAGAAAAATGGTGTAAAGATCGTGCCGTTCATCTTGCAGTAATGGAAGCGATTACCATTATTGATGGTAAAAGTAAAACCAAAGGCGAAGGACTTATTCCTGATATTTTGGCCAAAGCATTAAGCGTAACATTTGACACCAACGTAGGTCACGATTATATTGGTAATTCCGAACAGCGGTATGATTTTTATCATAAAACCGAAGATAAAATACCTTTTGATTTGGATATGTTAAATGTTATTACCGGTGGTGGTATTCCCCGAAAAACATTAAACATTATTTTGGCGGGAACCGGCGTGGGAAAAAGTTTGGCAATGTGTCATTTGGCAAGTGCGGCATTGGCACAAGGTAAAAATGTTCTTTATATTACCATGGAAATGGCAGAGGAGAAAATCGCCGAACGTATTGATGCCAATCTTCTTGATGTAAGAATTGATCAATTGAAAGATTTATCAAAAAAATTATTTGATTCCAAAATTAAAAAGGTATCGGATTGTACAAAAGGTGCTCTTGTTATTAAGGAATATCCTACCGCGGCCGCACATGTAGGTCACTTTAGAGCATTGCTTATCGAATTGAAAATGAAAAAGAAATTTGAACCGGATATTGTATTTGTTGATTATCTTAATATTTGTTCTTCATCTCGTATGAAAGGATTAAGTGGTGGCATTAACACATACAGTCTTATTAAAAGTATCGCAGAGGAGCTTCGTGGACTCGCAGTTGAATTTAATGTTCCAATTTGGAGTGCAACACAGGTAACAAGATCAGGATTTTCCAACAGTGATATTGAGCTTACAGATACTTCGGAAAGCTTTGGTTTACCGGCAACAAGCGACTTGATGATTGCATTGATCAGCACCGAACAATTGGAAAAATCAAACCAAATTATGATCAAACAGTTGAAAAATCGTTACAATGATCTTTCCAAACACAAAAGATTTACAGTTGGTGTTGATAGAAGTAAAATGAGGTTATATGATTTGGCGGATCCAATGGCTAACATTACGGTTGACAGTGGATCTCAAAGTTCAGCAGAACCAACAAGTCAATTTATCGCCGGTAAGACCTCGGTTCGCGCGAATAATTTTGGTGGATTTAAAGTATAGGTATGTATAAATACATCAATACCTTATGAAACAAAAATTTAAATTTAAAGAATATCTTACCGAACGAATTTCGTCTGAAACGGCATTAAAAGTTGCAGACACAATCGCAAAATATATTACTAAAAAAACAGGGAAAACATTTTTTAAGCTTCCAGGAATTGAAGAATATAAAAATTCGGGAGATTCTGGCTTTGGTTTAAGAATGTTTTCAAATAAAGGTAATCAATCTATTCGATTTAACTATAAGAGTGCAGGAAGTATCGGTTTGGTAAACCTTGCATCCGTACATTATTGGAACGGTGAAGATCCATCTCCATTCTTCGTTGAATTTGATTCTCGCATTTCGGTTATCAAAGTACTTCCGGTAATTGTTGATATGATTAACAACAAAGGAATTAAATTGGGAACTACAATGTCTCCACCTGATGATATTCCATTAAATGAGAATGAAACAATGGATTCAAGCACAATGTTTGACGGTATTGTTTCAATCATTTCTAATAACGGACCTAAAGGTGCTTTGACACAAAGTAAAATTTATTCGTACAATAAAATTGCAGGTGTCAAAGTATTTGATGAAATAAGAAAAGAATTTCCACAATTGTTTTTTAAAGATGGAAACAAATATGATTGGAAAGGAACAACTCGTGATATTGAAAGTATTATAAAAGATAAAAGCAAAATTTTATCACAACTTGGGGTCGTAGGTATTAAGGTAAGTAAAGGAAGTTCAACCGAAAGCTACCCATCAAATAAGGAACTTGATAACCTTTCCAAAAATATCGAAAAATTGTCATTTGAAACACAATTGGAAGATTTGGAAAATTTAATCCGCATGACAATTAGCGGTTCATCTAATGCATTGTTTATCAGCGGTTCGGGCGGTGTTGGTAAAACATTCACAACTGAAAAGATTTTAAAAAGTGCGGGACTGCGCGACGGAGCAGGTTATTTTAAAAATACAGGTACATCCAGTGCAGCCGGCTTATACGCTTTATTATTCCGTTATAAAGATAAGATTGTACTATTTGATGATAGTGATAGCACACTTGGTGATCAAGAGGCGCGCAATATTATAAAAGCTGCAACCGATACCAAAAAGATTCGTAAATTGGTTTGGAATAAAATGGGTAAGAATGTTGTTGACCCTGACGGTGATATGACCGATCAAGAAATTCTCGATGACGGTTTAATTCCTCGTTATTTTGAATTTACAGGAAGAATTATTTTCATTTCCAACTTATCACTTGATAAACTTGATCCTGACGGTGCACTTCGTACGCGTGCATTTATTGTTAACATTGATCCTACCGAAGATGAAATTTACGACTTTATGGAAAAGATTGTCGGAACTATGGAATTGGAAGACGGATTAACACTTAGTCTTGATTCACGTAAAGAAGTTATTAAATTGTTGCGTGCAGGTAAATCCAAACAAAAACCAAACTTAAGAAAATTATCTCGAGGTTTAAATATGAAAGCAGGAGCTGAAGTTGCTGGTGTTAATATTTCCAAACCAGATTTGGCGCGAATGATTGAAATGTACGCTTAACATTTAATATTTCTTTGTTTTGCTGGAAGTAAAAATATATGGATGCTCTAATAAGCACTTAAAACAGCTGCTTCTTAGAGCATCACATTTTTTTATAAAATCGTTGATGCCACGAAAAAGAAAATTAAAAGTGGCGGTCTTTATGAAAGCAAACTTGTTGGTTGAAGAAGGAGCGTATGCATCATGCTATCAAATGGACTTGTATAATGCAGATTGTGATTATACCATTTGTATGGATTTAGATCAACCGGAATCAACAACCATATGTTCTCTAGCTCACGAAATGGTACACGTTAAACAATTTGTTCGTAAGGAACTTACCATACTAAATGGTAACTATTGCGCAAAATGGAAAGGCGTCAAATTTTCAGACGATTCAGATTATGAAGAAATGCCTTGGGAAGTTGAGGCCAATACATATGAACTCGAATTAAGCGAAAAATTTTTTCAAATCAAAAATTAATAAATAGTAATATAAAATGAAATCATTCAAAACATATATCTTAGAGGAAACTGGTGGTGCCGCCAAAATGGAACAATACATTGTAATTGCATATAACGGCGGTTGGGAAAAAGCTCCAAACAAATATGATGTATCATTAGAAGAATATGAAAAATCAAAAGTGATTGCTGAAAAAATTGCAGAGGATATTAAACGTGAAACAAAAGCACCATCTGGAAGTATGGTTCATTTTGGAAAAGGAAATGGAAAAATGATTTCATGGTGGGAAGGAAGCGGAGTTCCTAAAACTGATTTATACTCAACCGATGGAGTTAATATCAGTCTAAAACAAAAAGGCGGATCACAACTTATGAGTGGTTTTGCCGGAGAAACACGCAGTACATTTAAAGCAGCTAACATTCTTATGGGTAAAAATAGCCCAGAAGTTGTTGGTTCATTTATGGATGATTTAACGGATGTTTTGAAAACAATCGTTGTTCCTGGTAATATTAATAGTATGGTTGCTGCTGTAAAAAGTGGAATAATTCCAGATAAAATTACAGCAAAAACAACAAGCGGCAAGAAAACAAAGGAAGTTGTAATTGATAAAGAAGTTTATGCTGAAAAGATGAAGGAATTTATTAATTGGAAAAGTAAGATGAAAGTTCTTACTCCCAAATTCAAAACATTCTTTGAAGAAAATGAAGAATTTAAAACATGGTTTGCATATGAAGCCGCCACAGGAACCGTTAAATTTCAACCTGATACACGTGCTTCCGCAAATTGGATTGTTGCATTTGATCCTAAAGGTAAATCAAATGAAATTCACAAACTTGATATTGACGGTGTTCCTTCACCGTATATGAAAAATATTGCCAAAAAGGCAAAAATTCGTATTTCACCAAAAACGGCAACAGGTTCAAAAGTCGATTCTGCTGGTCAAGGAAAAACTTCTGGTAGTTTGCGTCTTACACTTGATGAAACCGTTAATCATTCTATAAATGAATGGACTGATTCAATGGTTTTAAATGAAGAGCTTCTTACTGAGGAAGGAATTATCAGTTCAATTGTTTCCTGGTTTAAAAAACTTCTAAACCAAATTATAGATACAATTAAAAAATTGGCAGAAAAAGGATTACAAGCCGTATTGGATTACTTTGGGTTTGATCCAGGTCCAGTGAAACCTGAAGGTTTGGATATTTTTTATACTGTATAAGACTAAAATAATATGATTACATTTAAACAACATTACATAACTGAAGCCTCTGCCGAAGGTAAAAGCATATAGAAGATACGATTTGTATAAATAGTTTTATGGGATATATCTATAAAACAACAAATTTAATAAACAATAAAAAATATATTGGAAAAACCAACGGAAATAAAAAAAATTATTTTGGTTCCGGTGTTATATTAAAACAAGCTATCAAAAAATACGGAGAAATAAATTTTAAAAAAGAGATATTACACAAATCAGATTCAGAAGATGATCTAAGACGAATGGAAAAATATTACATCGAACGCGAAAATGCCATAATGGATCCAAATTATTATAATTTACATGAAGGAGGTCAAGGTGGTGATACAGGATTTAAAGATGATACATGTATGTCAGCTGTAGTAAAAAAATATTGGAGCAATTTATCTGAAGATGAATATAAAAAACGTTGTAAAAATCAAGGGCTTCACGATAAAAGTGGTTCCAAGAATCCTAGGGCGAAGATAGCAATTGTTAACGGTAAGGAATACGAATGTTTAAAAGATGCTCTTGAAGATTTTAATATACCATATAGTTCCTTAAAACGCGCTGCCCAAACTAAACAATTTAATGAAAAATATAAAATTTTAGCACAATACAAATGATTACATTTAAACAACATTACATAACCGAAGCCTCTGCCGAAGGTAAAAATCTACATATGCAACACATCGAGGACCAGGTGTTATATGGAGGAGTCCAAGGTGCACGTGAAGCAATTACCGCATTGCGCAGTATGCGTGATATGTTGGCAGGAAATAGTGAGCAATCATATGACGTTGCCGCTAAATTTGATGGAGCACCGGCAATATTTGTTGGTACGGATCCATCGGATGGAAAATTTTTCGTTGCAAAAAAAGGAATTTTTAATAAGAATCCAAAGGTATATAAAACCGAAGCCGATGTTCGTGCTGATACAAGTGGTGATCTTGCCGATAAATTGGTTACCGCATTAAAATACTTTCCGAAGCTTGGAATTAAAGGTGTTCTCCAAGGTGATCTGGCCTATACATCTCAAGATTTAAAAATTGAAGAATATGATGGTAAGGAATATCTTACATTCCAACCAAATACAATTGTTTATGCTATTCCAAAAGATAGTGCTTTGGCCAAAACAATAAAAGCAAGCAAAATTGGAGTATTTTTCCATACACAATATAGTGGTGATACCTTTGAATCTATGAAAGCATCATACGGATTTGATTCAAAAGTTCTTAACAAAACACCTGATGTTTGGTTTACCGATACTTACATTCGAGATCTTTCAGGAAAGGCAACATTAACAGCCAAGGAAACAAAAGAACTAACATCGGTAATTTCCAATGCAGGTAAAATTTTCCAAAGCATAAGCGGTTCAACATTAAAAGCAATCGAGAATAATCAGACACTTGCTCAAACATTGGAAACATTCAATAATACACTTGTACGTAAAGGTGAAAGTATTAAGGATACAACAAAGCATGTAAAAGATTTGTTGGTTTGGATTAACACCAAATACCAAAAGGATATTGATTCCAAAAAGAGTGAAGCTGGAAAAACAAGTGCAACAGCAAAACGTGATGAATTTTTAAAATTCTTTTCCGAAGAAAATAAGAAAAATTTAGCTCTCGTTTACGAATTACAAAATGCTATTGTACAGGCAAAACTTATTATTATAGACAAATTGGAAGATCTTAAAAAGATGGAAACCTTTGTAAGAACAGCCGACGGCTTTAAAGTTACAGGACAAGAAGGATTTGCCATCAACGATAAGATTAAACAAAATGTTGTTAAACTTGTTGACCGTATGAGTTTCTCTCGCAACAATTTTGATCCATCAATTTTGAAAGGTTGGCAAAGATAAGTTGTTATAAATAGAACTATGAAATCTGAACCTTTGCGTCTAAGAGATATAATACCTGTTGATTATACAGATGGTGATACACCTGATGATGTTGTAGGGTTAATTCCATACCAATACGACAAACGCCATCGTTCGTATGTTGAAGATGAGGACATGGACATCGAGGAACCAGAAAGCCCTTCAGGGTATCAAGTTGCAATGGCACGCAGCGCGGCAAGAGCCGTAATTCGCTTGGAAGTATTGGACGGCAGTTCAAAAGATGATTTACCACTGGCACGCCGTCTCGAAATTGAAAGAATTGTCGCAAAGCGCAAAAAGGATGTTGATACCATTACACAAACAATTTTAGATCAAAACTTATGAAAACATTTAGAAAATTTACCGAGGAGCGAATAAAGGAAATTATTGTTTCTTTTGGCCGTTTTAATCCTCCAACAATCGGGCACCAGGAAAACATTGAAGCAATTGCATCAATGGCCAAAGGTAAAACATTTAAAATATATGCTTCTCAAAGTGAAGATCCTAAGAAAAATCCTTTAGGTTATGAGGATAAAATTAAGTTTATGCGTAAAATGTTTCCATCATACGGACGCAATATTATACTTGACCGTAATGTAAAAAATATATTTGACGTTGCATCAGCTGCATATGATGAAGGATATACTCGTCTTACCGTTGCCGTTGGAAGTGATCGTGTACCTGAATTTAAAGCACTATTACAAAAATATGACGGCACAAAAGGCAAACATGGATATTATAAATTTCCCGATGGTATAAATGTTGTATCAACTGGAACAAGAGATCCTGACATTGATGATCGAACGGGTGAAGCAACTTTTGC